CTATTTTTTCCTTTTGAACATATTTAAACGTTAAGCAAGCCAATATTCATTAAATGTCATGAAAGGCTCAGCTCAACTGCGCATTGTTGGTCTTAACATTATGCAAAAACAATTCCATTTACCATTAAAATTTGGCAAATTTTTAACCAGTTGTTAAAATTTATATGCACGTTTTCTAATAATTAAATACATAAATCTGATATACGCATAAAAAAAGCCCCTCCATTATTGAGGGGCTTTTTAAAATTCGTAAAATCACTTCAGTACATATCAATGCAAAATACAATGTTTAGAAATTTGCTTGTAATACTTTCGCTGAAACTTTATTTTTCCACAGATCACGCAGTGTTGGAAGGTAGAATTTTTCGCCTAGCTCTACAAGTTCTGCATCAATCAAACCGTGTACTTCATGCATAAACAAGTAATCAAGTTCAACTGTCGACAACATGGGTTGTGATTTAGAAAAATCTTTGCGCTTTTGCTGTGCTTGCTTCACAAGATTGTCTGCATATTTACGGTCTTTGTATTGAGCTATCGCATTTAAACGTAATTCAATAACACCCCAACCACTCAACAATAATTTAAAGGTTTCAAAGTCAGCAGTTGTCGACTCCCAAGACATTTCTTCCAAGTTTTCATTTTCAGGTAATACTGGCAGCATAAGCTCCATAACACTTGGAAAAATTTTCTTGAAATTTAAAACAAATTTAACAGGATGCTCACCAGGATAATCCTTAAATTGAACTTTCTTTTGGACATCTGTTAAATAAATATCAAACATTAAAATTTTCCGCTGGTAAATTACTGTTTTTCAAAAGATAAAAAAATGCCTATCAAAATTTTATCAAAACTTTAGAAAAACTGAGTTTTTGAGTGTTGAGTATTTTAGCAATTATGACACATCATTCAATGTAATTTGAGTTGTGAAAGATCAAGATAGATTCTTTGTTCTAAATTTATCCTTTTATGTATGAAAAAACCGCCCTGAGGCGGTCTAATTTACTTAAGCAATCTGTATCGCTCATGAGGCAGTGTTTTGAGTTCAAACATGTGGTCGTAATCATAGTTTGGCATAGTTAATCCGCATTTTTTACTCACGCCTGATATAGCATTACTCATAGAGAACATATTGTCGTTAAGCATAGTCACTAGCAATGGATTGAGTTTGGCCAATGTTGGGCTATGTGTATTCCACCACGCCTGAAAGAATCGGGCATGTACGCAAAGCATTTCTAGGGATTGTTTTTCATCTATATAGATGTTCCCTTTTGACTTCACTTCTAGAGTTTCTAGGTAATTCACTGCGTCTTGGAAATGAATGGCCAGCAGGTCGCTATAACGTGGAATGCGAAAATGTTTGTTGTGACGTGACCACATTTCGGCATGAAGTTTACGTTCGCCTTGAGCACGTCGGTCGACGATTTCTTTGAGTTCTGCTTGTTGCTCTGCGTTGATTTTTACTCGTGTATCGATTTGCTGTTGCAGTGATTCTTTTTCCAGTACATCGAGTACCCATTTTCGGAATTCTTTGGCCACTGGTGTACGGGCGAAGATTGCTATTAAATGAGCGCCACGTAGCGAAAAAACCCGTACCGTCAAATTGACGGTCTGAGGATTAGCAACAACTTTTGTCATATCAGAAGTAAATTCATCTAACTTACGATCATAAATACGAGACACTGAATCTTCTCGCGCATATCCTAATGCACGAGCAAGATCAGATGATGTAATCCAAATTTGCTGATCATTGCTTTCTATTGGATGAAATTGCATTGAATTAAATGTTAGACTGTTCATATCAATTGTTCTCGAAAATAATTGGTAGATACCCCGTCTTCCGCCAAGAATGTTCGGGGTATTTTTTTATTTAAAATAATGTCCACTGGACATATTGCAAATATATATGTCCACTTGATACCATGTCAACAGAATTTTTCAGGATGAAGTCATGGGTAAACATTTAGGTGTCGCATATAATTTGCGCTTACCACAAGAACTAAAAGATAAAATTGCAGAGTCTGCTAAAGAGCTGAATCGTTCTATGAATGCGGATATAGTGTCTCGTCTTGAAGAAAGTTTTGAAGGATCAGCAAGTAACACCAATTCCCAAGCTGATTTAAGAATTATTCCATTGCATGATGGGAAGAAGCGTGTGATTTACGGGAAACTACTGAATACACTAGATTTGGACTACACCCAATCACTGAGTGATTTGAAGGTTGATATTGAGCTTGCACTTGAAACTTTAAGCCGTTCATCCATCTGGAACGCTCTTCAATTTCTAACTAAAGATGTAATTGTCGCTCAAGGCAATAATCATCTAAACATCGTTGATAATGGTAAGAAAGGTTTAGGTTGGCTCGTGGTGGAAGATCACTATGTAGCTAACGATAAATAAATTTATAAAACTTAGTATTTTGGTCTTTATTAAGATTGAAATTCAATACCAAATCTAGTTAAAGTATCACATTCTCTTTTCTTACTACTAGTTTGTAAAAGTCTTTAAAGTATGGAACAAAAAATGACACCATCAGATCTGCAATTCGCCTTCTTTTTTGCAAATCCACCAGTTAACCTTAAATTTGATGAGTTTTCAGTTGATTTAAAAAGAAAATCAGTTTTCAAAAACAATAATTTAGATCTAAAAACTTTTATATTTCCAATACCGAATGATGTACCAGCAGAAATTCCGCGATGTCAAATTTCTTCATCAGACCAAACCTTCAACTTAACTATATCCGGTGCTAGATGTGATATTAATTTCAAATACGGTCATCAAGATTCAGTACAGGTATTCAACGATATATTAAAAACAACTATGGAGCTTTTTCAACAGGAAAATGTTGAAATAAACCGTATTGGCTACGTAACAAGACATATAGTTAAGCATGCGAATCCAGATTCAGCAATTAGAGAGAAATTTTTAAAATTTGATGAAACCAACTTGTGCGAACCTTTGATTCGTTTTGTTCTTAAAACCGAAATTAAGGAGGTAACATATAATGATGTTTATCAAATAGAAGTTGCTAAACAAAAAAACTTCAATACAGGAAATGAAGATAATATCATCTTGATTACTCAAGATTTCAATACTTTACCTGATGACATCAACATTATTACACTTAGTGATTTGAATACCTTTGTTCAAAGTATTCCTAATAAAAATATTCAAAATTATATTAAATTAATTAGTGAATAATAATGTCTGATAAAGAAATAAAAAAAAATCGAACTAAAAAATTAGAAGATGGAGAAGTTATCTATCCATCTTCTAAGTCTTCAATTACATCAATAGGCCCTAATGAAACAATCACTTTTTCAAGCCAACCTGTTGAAAAGTTGAATAATGAAATTAAATCTACCAAAACGATTGGACAACCTTCTATACATCAAACTATTTCTAATGTTAGTGTGCAAGGCTCTTTATCAACTGAGACGATTAAAAATAGTACAAAATCATCTACAGCTAACTCACCAAAAGACCCCAAAATACATTTTGGTTTTCAAAGCAATGAATTCGAAAGATTAAAAAATTTAGAGTTAATTCTCGAAAATAAGGCTGATGGAATTGAAAAGGCCTTGCTCGCAAAGCAAAGCACAGCACTCGAAGCACTTAATAGTTCTTTAGATAAGGCATTAAAAAATATTGATGACCATAAAGTTGAAACTAAAGATGAATTAAAAGAAACTCGTAATTCAGTTCTAGGAACTATTGCTTTATTCGCTGCTTTTTTTACATTTGTTTCTGTGAATGTTAATATTTTCACTAAAGCAGAAAATGTAATGCAATCTATTATTTTTATGCTTTCTTTTTGGTTGTGTATTATTGGTTTTATTTCTTTATTTTTTCTATTTCTAAATAAGAATAAAGACACTATTATTTATAAAACCACTGAATTTATCACAACGGCAAGCTGTATCCTGCTATCAGCAGGTTTAATGTTTTTGCTATTTAACAAATCTGATTCTGAATCTTATAAAAAAATTAATGATAAACTAGTCAAAATTCAAAAAGAAAATGATACTTTGAAGAAAGAAAACACCGCATTAAATGAAAAAATAAATAAAAATTTAAAAGCACTGGATGAACAAATTTTTGAATTACGAAAAAACCAATATCAATTGAATCAACAATAATTGTAGAAGAAAGCGCCCTTAGGCGCTTTCTTCTACAATTTTTAAAACTCTTGGTTTTCTTGGAATTTCCATTCCAACCAAATTTTCTAGGAAGCCCACATTCACATCCAAAGCTTGAGCTATATCCTCTGCAAAAATCTTCTTTTTCGCGAGCATAGCAAAGCAGGCTTGAAGGAGCTCAGGCTTCTCTTTAGGGATTAAATGATCTTCTTTTTCAGTAATGCCCTCACCTGTTTTTTTCAGGTAAATCACACCACTTGTGTATTGCTCTTGAGTTAATAAACCCAATTGCTTAGCACGATACAAAATTGCAGCCTTGCTTACTTTCCAATTCAGTTTAAACTCACTCAACTTAGCCCAGTTAAAACGGCCATTTCTATACCAAGTTGGAAAGTGCGTACGCATCATAACTTGGGGAATGAGCAAAGCCGAAGCAAAGTGATTTGCCTGTGATTCTGTTAACCGATCTCCAGTTACAATACCATCATGTAATACAAGATGACCAAGTTCATGAGCCAAATCAAAACGCTGACGACATATACTTTCTTTTGCTTCATTACGCACAAAGATTGGACGTTTTGTAGCTAAAGATAAAGCATCTACTTCTTTAGATATAGAAGAAAATGTTGTCACGATAATGCCGTGAGTTTCGCAAAGCCGAACCATATTGCTAATTGGCCCTAAACCTAAACCCCATTTTTCACGGCACTGCTCAGCAATAGTTTCAATTACTGGATCCTGTGCCATTGGTTCATCATCCGAAGCATGAATATCATACTTAGGTAATCTGAGTTTTAAATCCAAATATTCAGTCAATCGCTTTATATATTCGCCTCTAGCGATAACAATCTGCTTAAAGGAAACTTTCGCGGTACGGTTACTTCTAAAATGGATCTGGTCTTCCTGTAAAACAGGTTTTAGTTGCATAAAAAAAGACTGTGGCACATTAAAATAATGCGCCACTTTGTCAATAAATTGATCGTTGGGAAGAGTCTGCCCAGTTTCAACTTTATGAAGATATTGACGTGTATAGTCAGAGTCCAGCTTGCTACCTAAGTCTTCTAAAGATAATTCATAAAATTGTCTAAGAAGTTTTAGTTCCAAGCCATTAAACTGTGTTGTCATGGCTAGTCATCTTACAATTAGTTGTTTACAGCTTCAGAATCGTCATCATCCTCATTATCCAAATCTGGATCTTCAACCAATGGAGAACCTAACTCTACAGAAGTTGGTGTTTCTGGCTCATCTAGGCGAATATAATTCGTACCGGCAATGCTACTAGAGTCCCAGTAAGCCACTACTTCATTTGCTAAATTATAACCAACGAATACAACTAAAGGCTCGTCATCTAATGTTTTCGGCTCATTAAGAATAAAACGCCAATAGTGAGGTTGTAGATCATCGAGTGGAAATAAGCTCAAACTTTGCAATTGCTGTATGAAGTATTTCTTTTTCTTCGGATTCTCAAAATCATCTTTTAAGAACCGAATAGTTGCGTGACCAATTTGGAAAATAAACTTCAAGGAGCCATTGATCAAATGCACATCTACTGGGCACTCCTGCTTCATGATTAAATTTAAAAAACGATTGCGGGTACGATCAAAAATACTAGTACCTCGGCCGTAGTTTGAATCATCTTCTGTACTTAGTACATCAAGGATATCTCTATGAATATCTAGCATGTGCTGAGCAAAGAAGCCTATGACCTCATCGGTGAGCTGTGGTTCGAATGAAGAAGGATGACGCCATTCCATAAAAAATATCCGCAATAAATAGTGAAATGTTGGGTTAAAATCAATTTATTGCCAATTCCAACATCTGTCAACCAAAATTTATTGCTATATTCAACATCTGTCAACCAAATTCACTTTTATACGACTTTCTAACTAGATTCGTTGAGCAAACAAGTCGAGAGTTGTTAGACTTCGGCTAATGTTTTGACTTTAAAATAATTTATGAAATTTTTACTTATTTTAGTTTTGGGGTTCATTTCCATCCAAGTTTATGCAAAAAAATGCGCTGACTTTAGTACTCAGCCGCAAGCACAGAAATGGTATGAGCAAAGAAAGAAATCAGGACAAACAGGCTGGAAAAGTTTAGACCGCGACGGTGATGGTCAAGCATGTGATTGCCTGCCGGGTGGAAATGGGAAGAAGTGCCCGAAGAAGAGGAAATAATGCGCCACATGGCGCTTCACTCCACTATTTCATACTCTTTAAAACACCATCTTTTAAAATAAAATGATGAATTAACGCAGCCAAGGCATGCAGTCCAATTAGAGTCATAAAGATGTTAGCAACAATTGGATGAATCTCCCCAATATCTAACTTAGGCATAAAAAGCGCTTGGGGTAAGTCATTTCCCAATAAACTAAATGAATCTTTCTCTGAAACCAGAGTAACCCAGCCAAGTAATGGAACAGCGAACAAACCCGTATACAAGGCCAGTTTCATAAGCGTAAAAGCTCTTTCTTGCAAACTTGATAAGTAATCGACTTTCGGGAACTGATCTTTGAAGTGCATATATAAAACAATACGCACGAAAAAAAGTATAAAAACTAAACCACCAGAAATGACATGTGTTTGTCCTAGCCAGCCATCTTCAATATGACCTTGGCTGCTAAAATATGCAACCAATACACAAAGCAAAGTCATCCAGTGAGCATATATTACAATCTGAGGAAATCTTGCACTTGAAGCTGTCATGACGTATTCCTTATAAGGCTTACATAAGAAAATATAATCAAAAACTTAAACTGCGCTTAATTATCAAATACTTAATACATAAAAAACAAAGTTGGCCTGAAAAATATTTATAGTAATAAATTAACTTTCAAATTAAAGCAGGCTTATAACATGAATTCAAAAACGCGTAATCTCCTTTTAGCTAGTGGCGCAATTCTCATTGCTGGTTCCTTACTTTCAACAGCAAATGCAAACACGACAGAAGTCCAAGCGGTTTCAAAGGTAGACTTAAACAAATATCTTGGTACTTGGCACGAAATCGCACGTAAACCGCTATATTTCCAAAATAAATGCGATTACAACGTCACTGCGAAATATTCATTAAATGATAATGGTAACGTGAAAGTTGATAATAGTTGCTATAGCGCAGACGGCAAACTTAACCAATCTATTGGCGAGGCTTATGTTCAGAACGCTCCTGCTAACTCGAAACTAAAAGTGAGCTTTTTACCAAAAGCAATTCGTTGGCTGCCAGTTGGCCGTGGCGATTATTGGGTTCTAAAAATTGATGATGGCTATCAAACTGCATTGGTTGGATCTCCAAATAAAAAATATCTTTGGGTACTCAGCAGAACTGCTAATCCTGACCAAACAACAGTCGATGAATACCTAAATTACGCTAAATCTATAGGTTTTGATTTATCAGATCTGATTAAGACAAAGCACAAATAAGTTTTAAGGGCCCTCAATTGAGGGCTTTTTTATACGCATTAGCTAACTTCACGTCATAGCTATTCTTTGCATAAGCACTACCGTTATATCCATGAGCAAAGGCTTTCCAGTCTTTATTTTTTAATGAATTGACCAGGCCATTCACCTTGATGTATCGGCACATAGCATCTAATTGTGAGGCTTCATCTTTATACATGGCATTAATGAATGCCTGCAAAGATTCATAACCTAATGACTTCCAATGGTAGCCCATCACTTGCCCAATACCCCAGCTTGCTGATTCAAGTGCGGATACACGATGGTATTGTGCTGCAGCATTTAAACGGCCATGCTGGGCTGAATATAAGCCATAACCACCATCAGTTTTATTGCACAGATCTGGTCGCTCAACACTGATGAGCTTTAGATCAATATCTCGTTTATTAGCAATCAAGCGTTGCCGCATCACATGTCGTTCAAAGAGAATCACTGGAGTGCCATCAGCATTAAATCCAGAGCTTTTACATTCAACTTCTATCACAGCCCGCAATGCTGCAGTTTCAATCCCTAGCAATTTTGCTTGCAACTGAATTTGTAAATCAGTCAATTTTTTCATGATCATCTCCATGCAGTTCGGGCTGCTTTTTCAAACGTGCAAGCACCATCGCAACGCCGACAAAACAACCTACGACCTCTTTCCATTGCTCAGGCACCATGTTTTTTACATCTTGTGGAATGAGATTCCAGATACCCACGAACTGATCCGCGAATAAAATCAAGGCATAAAAAAAGGCGCTTACTGCGCCTACTTGTACTGACTTGAGTTTCCAAGCCTGTTTCCAATTATCAATCAACTTCATTTCAATTTCCTTTGGACATAAAAAAACCGCCGAAATGGCGGTGTAAACAGATTTATTGTGTCACGCTATGCAATAGACCATAGGTGATAATACTCTTGAATATCAGAGTTTAAAAACTCATCCTGCTCAGGATCATAATGAAAAGGGTTGTGCTCTAGTAATTCTGCACATTCATTAGCAATAAGATATTTTTTTAAGAATTTCTTAAATAATTCAATTTTTTCAGGAAATATACTTTCCCCATCCCATAGAATTGAGCTCATTATAAGACCCATAAGCCAAAAATTGGATCGAATTATATTGCAAAAATAAATGCATTTCAATAAATTAGTGTGAAACAATTCGCATTTAATATGGGTCACTTTCTCAAATCATCTTTTGCATTTTTCAATTCTTTCACCACTTCAATAATTGTTTTACCCTCCTGCTTGTTAATAAAATTAAATGTCCACCGAACAACAGCCCAGCCTGGCAGCCCGCACACAAAGAAGAATCCGCCTAAAGCGATCATCCCCCATATATCTGTTACCCATTCATGCAGGCCCCATTTTACAATAATGAATGCACCACCCGTAAGACTGGATACAACGGTACAAATCAAACCCACGGCCCACTCTTGTGGTGAACGTGGCAAACGCATCATGATGACAACCGTTGCAACAAGTGCTATCGCTAAAGTGACCATAATCGCTGCACCGTAGAACTTTAAAAATGCAGCAAAACCACTTGTGGACACTGGTTCCATTTATTTTCCCCTAATTTTTTGGTAATAAAAAAGCACCTTCGGGTGCTCTATTTTGTGACTTCTAAACTACTAATGTAGTTGATATCCGGTCTATTTAGATCATTTGATTTTTTACCAATAAAAGTCACACCACCTCGAAGATTGTAAGCAGATGTGTTTGTCTTTGTTGCGATAAGCGCATTATCTAAATAAACCTCATACGTCTCACCAATTTTTTTGAGCTTAAATTTGTGCTTTTGATTCGCAACAATCGGTAAAATTAATTCAGAAAATAAATTCCATCCTTTTGTGTGATCTACAGACATAAAAAGAGATGTTCCCGTGAGACACATATATGACCAATCTCCGCCAGACTGACCGTGCATTGCAAGTATTCCATTGAAAATACTTGCATAATTAGCAACAAACTCAAACTCTAATGTGAAGTCATCAACAGCTGGATTTAGATCGAAAGATGATGTTAAATATTGTGACCCAGCACATCTAACACAACCACTAGGAAATTCTGTAGTAGTTGTTAGTGATGCTCCATTGTGCGCAACTATTAAAGTATTATGGCCGCTATGATCTAAAATATCGCTAGAAAACGGAGCATAAAAAACAACATTTGCTGCTTTCGCTTTGACAATGCCACTTAATTTTTCAACGCCGTTTTTCACAGAGCCAACAGCAACATAATATGTTTTTCCAATTTCAATATCAGTATCAACATAAGTACGCACATCACCCGCTAAAACAGCTTTTGCCGTTGGCAAATTTTCAGTATCAATCGGCGTTTCAGAGCAGTAATAACGCTGCTCGTCAACAAAGCCATCTAATTTCCAATTTAGCTCTAAGCGATTGATTTCATCGTCTTTAAACTCAATCACCAAGTCATATGGTGGATCAAACACAACCTCAGTTCTTGTATGAATCTCTTCACTGAATTCTTCAACTGAATCCCTAATCGCCCCAGCTCGATAGTAATAATCTCGATTTGGTTCAACAGTTAAATCCTCGTAATACATTGTTGATGATATGCCAATCGGCTGACCTAAATTTTCTATAGCGGTTGAAACCGAGTTTCGATAAATATTGAAATATTCAAAGTGCCCAAACTGCGCAAATTCAAGCCTTACTCCTGCCATTTTTTACACCTCAATTTGAATCACATCACCGCTTGTAGCCAAGCGCTTTATCTCCGCATCACTGATAAATACAGTGGCACCTAAGTTATAACGTGTTGTGCTGGTACACATCACAAGGCCTGAGCCATCGATAACCAAAACTTTGTAATTGGGATAATCTTCACTTGTGATCGTACCAATAAATTCAGGAGCTTTAGGTAGCAGTCCAATTAGTCGCTGCAATGCATTACTCATGATTTACACGCTCCACTTTGACTGTTTGATTCACTGTTGAATGGGTAAAAGCAACACCAATACCATCAACAACACCCCACCATTCAGCATTAAATGCCAGTATCTCCCCTGGCATACACTCACCAATCTCCGTTGAAATCGGCATCGTAAATGTATGGGTTTCAACCATCCCAGCTTTTGCCAATTTTGCTTTACCGAAAGTGCCCATGTTGACATGATCAAATAGCGGATTATTTTCAGCAGGCAATAGCGTATCTGCGCTTGTACCAGTTCGTTTGACTTGAGCTATCTTTCCGCTGCGGTCGTTTGTGAGTGTAATGCCGTTGTAGTCTGGATATAACTCATAGTCAGTAGACTGTGTTGTGACAATGCTTTCAGGGATTAACCGATCATATTCATCGATGGTTAGTGAATCCCAAAAGGTCTTTTTATAAAGCGGTTTAATAGTCAATGCATTGCTATTTTTTTCACTATACACAAACCCACCGCCACTTTCGGCAATCATTTTAATCACTGAAATCGGGGCTAGGTTACTATAGCTCAAGCTGTTATTAGCAACGACCCAGCCCAGTTCATCAATCAATTGCCAGTTCAGTTGTGTATCGCTAAAGACTCGGTCCAACTCGGTTTGGCATAGCTGCACTGATGTACGCTCATTCTCTTGAAGAAATGAACGTACTGGTGCATAAGGCTCTGAAAGCAATGCGGTTTGGCTTCGGCCAGTGAGCACATAAACATCTTGTGCAAACTTGCGTGAGCGACTGCGGTTTTCAAGAAGCATTTGGTGTTCATTGTCATTCACTATAATTTTTAGAATCACAGGCTGACCATTAATCGGTTCAAGTTTTGGCAATTCGCTTGCTGGTACAGTCAAGCTGTAAGACCAGCACCATCGGTTGCGGTCTGTGCTGTAATTTCCATCCAGCACATTTATTTCCTCGCCATTGTCCAGGCGAGTTACAGATAAGGTATTCAATATGTGCCACCAATTTTTATTTGGAATTGCTGGAATGCAAACATCTGCACCAAAGTTCAGCTCAACATTGTGAGAATCAACATCATGACAGAGGCATACAAAATTAAGGTCGCCCGTGCCTTCATATTTTGGAATCTCAGGTTCTGGCCATGGCTGAATTGGGTGTTTGCGATAGTGAATAGCCTTGGCTTTATCCCACGCAATATTATCTTTAGTGACCAGCTCCAAGCCTTTATCCCAATCAAAACCAAAACGCTTTTCAAAGACATGCGCGACTTGGTGTGAAAACGTAATATTTCGGCGTTTACGGATCATCTCTTGATGAGTAAATTCACGGTTTAATTGAAGCTTGATTGACTCATCAAAATACAGATCACGCGCAATACGAATTTTAAGGTTCTCTTGCCAACCTATTCTCTGGTTTCGACTCAGCTTTAAGCCTTGGTCAAAAGCCGAGTGAATGGATTCAGACAAAGTAAGCGCTCGATCAAATCCAATTTCTTGACCTACGCTCATCACCAAACCCTGATCAAAAAAAAGAGCTTCATTCGAGACTCTTAAAATAGGTTTAGACCACGGTATTTGCGTGACACTAATTTGGGCTAGGGCCTTCTTAAAGGTTGCACTCAATTTTAGCTCAACACCAAGCTGGTGATTAATATCCTGTAAGCCCGATGAGACTGAAATAAACCCGCAATTTATGTATGAATTGAGATAACCACTGTTATCAACCGGCTGAAGATTTGAGCCTGAGATTTGCGCAGTAAAGCCAGTATTAATTACAGCTCTAACATAATTAGCAACTAGATCTGGATCATAAACAGCATGTAGATCGAAGGGTGCTGTAAGAGCGCTTGGCACAACAATATCAAGATAAGATGCTGTGAGCGAATACGGCTTATTGTGTTCGTAATTGTCGCTCATATCACACCTAAATCACTGGTTTTAAAATTATAGAATCAAGACGCTGTGTAGCACCCATCACAATGTCATAGCTATTCAAAATAATGTCTGTACCCATTGCAAAATCAGCAACTGCTTCACCATTGGCATTCAATAATCTAGCCCATACCACTATTCCAGTTTTAAGCGCAAGAACATCATTGGTTGGCTTGAGCTCTATACTGTCTTCGTTAAATCGACTAAAACAAGGTTTAGGTAAGGTTAGTGTTGCCAGTTTGGTCGTATCATCTGCAGGAACTAATGTGTTTTGAGGCTTTGCAGAGTCGTAATAAACAAAGGAAGCATTTCCGCTTCCCAAGTCAATAAAATCAGCCAACGCTCGCAGTTGTGCAAGCCCAGCTTTAAGAGATGGTGTAATCATTTAGGCACCACATTGTCTTGGATAACAGCATTGAATTGATGGTTCATATCGAAAGCAACAATGAAAGTTTTTAAATTTGCGTTAAGACCTGCGAATTGATACCAGCCGTTTGCATCAGGTTTTCTTACTGCAATTGGCTGCAAATTAGCTTTACAGTACAAAACCACAAGTGAGTCTTTGTATTTTTCGCCTAATTTTTTAGTTGAACCTTTAATAGCTGCAATCACGGGGCCTGCTACCACCACTTGCAGCATATTTGAAGAGTGTGAAATCCTTCTAGATATTGGTTTCACTCTAATTCTCCTAGATAAAAATAAAATCCACCTTTTTGATAGCTGGCATTTCCACCTGTTGCCACAGTGTCATACACATACATTGATGAATCAGCTATCAAAGGGGCAAGCATATTCTCTTGCAAAGACTTTCCCGCATAGCAAACGTGTAGTAAAGCGCCTCTTAAGTGTGCTTCATTATCTAGTATTGGTACTTCTAATGCGGGCAAGTTGTTCGCATACTGATTACTCATACCAGACCGATAATCAAGTAAAAGGCTTTGACATTCAGTACTGTTTGAAAGCCTGCTCAACACATCGTATTTTGGGATAAAAAACTTGCCAGCGCTTGCGTTATGACAAAGCATGGAAACACCGTTGCCGTTGTACATACCGACCCCAGATATGGAGTTTGCGCTTCGGTTGGTCAAGTGTGCTGATAAAAACCAATTTGGAATTACATCATTCATCATGGAAGACTGAAATATCCCTGCTCCATGCAAAACGTTCCAGAGGCCATTGCCAGGATTCTCATTTACTACAGTGTAAAAGCAGTTTTTATCACCGACCAAAGTAAAGTTGCTATTTGCTGCAGCACCACCGCTTGAATCTGGGTAATAACCGCCTACTGGATTTCCAGTTCTAGACCAATACCAGCGTGACCAGCCTCGAACGCAATCACCTCCAGTTCCTGAAATTTTCCAATTCTTAGATGGGTTAGCTGGATCGAAAGGAAGCTGTAAAACATCAGGATTCTGATAATCATCAATATGATCCATATGCTCAAGCAAGCCGACCATTGCATATTTGGCATAACTGGAATTATATGAGTTCACGCCATCGGAAATAGACTCGTCAACTCGAATAAATGGGTGCTGCGCGGTCGGATTTTTTGCACGATATACGCGCTTCACATCCTTATCATCACGAAAAACGATGTCATAACCCAGTGATGCTAATTTACTTGCACCTTTGGTTGTAACGGCAGTTTCATCAATCACAACCTGAGGCTTTAGAATCAATTGCGTATCACTTAGCACACCTTTAATTCGATACTTTTGATTTAAAGATGATGGCTCAAAGCCAGTAAGTTCAACAACCTGCAGCAACATGGCTTTGTGCGGCGCAAATAGTGTTAAGTGCAAATCCCCTTGCTCATCAATTGCTGCTGAAGTGATACTTGGTAATTCGACCCCATTCACCAGACAAGCATCCAAAAGGCGAATCATATCGCCCCAAGTATTGCTCAGCACTAACCCATTCAAGTGGCTAAAAAATTGAACTTCTACATCTGTTGCCATATTTGCAAACCCATAAAAAAGACCGCCAAGGCGGTCATATTAAAGTTGAAGTCTAAGCAACCCGGTCAATATCACCGCGCAGCATGATTTGGAATGAGTCTGACAGTACAGTAGGCTCGGACTGTTTTACGGTGCGAATCACCCAAATCGGATAATTTGCCCCAATCGAGTTAAAGCGCAAGGTATTGCCATTCGCCCAGCCACTGCCCCAACCTTCTTTTTTAATCTTAAAGTATGGTGCATTGGTGATTGGGTTGAGTGGTGCATAATCAGCTGTAGTGGTGCCACGCTGTGCCAATTCACCAGTATATTCACCAACACACTTAAACGTTGTTGCATCCGTAAACACCATAGCCCAGCGCTCTTGAATCGCGCCCTTGTTACTAACCTCTAGTGGGTACAAGGCATCATTATAGTTCGCTGAAATTGCACCACCTGTAGCCTCATCTGACCACACAGAATTCCAAGTGGGCTGAACAAATAAACGTGTGTAACGTGATTTCATATCACCAATCACAAGTGCAGATCCAACAATGGTGTTTGCTGGATCATAGTTATGTGTCAAGGGTTTAGTGAATGTCACCTGACCATTGATTTTAACATCGCGGACAAGGCCCATATCCTGATAGCGGTACTTTGCCGTCAGTGGTCCAGTCAGATTGCCTAAGGCAAAATCACCGTTTAAAGTCACTTTGCCGTAGTCATAGTCCACGATGTACATATCAAATGGCACTTTAGCCCCATCTGCATCCTCCAGCTCACACCAGGAGATCCGTTGATCAGCCAAAGCGTAGATCTTACCCGCGATATAGTCTGGCAACTCCTGCGATTTGCTTGCGCTGACAATGCCGATTTCACCGCTGCGGAAAATCGGGACTCGGCCATCTATAGGCAAACGCACTGCAGATAAACCAAGCAGATCGGCATCAATCGGAATGTAGCTGAAGCCCACTGCGCTATATTTGATGGTTTCAGGCAGCACCATGATTGGCTTGTGAATCCATTGCTTGCCATCTTTTGCATACTCAAGCTCAGCCACATACCAATCCTGCGACATAATTTCCGCGCGGTTTGCTTCAGTGATAATCACTTTTTCACGAAATACGAATTGGCCATAACCTTGATCAAAATTAAAAAATCCATCGCAGTCAGCCGTATCGATCGTACCTGAACCATCTGGCACAATATTCAGCACACCACCCTCAACTTTCACTGCAGACAAGGTTAGGGACTGAGCGCGAATTGGAATCATTGGTGCACGATAAGACACTTGGTTGGTTTTCACACTTTCCAGCTGTGTTGCCAGCGACTCCAAAACTGGGTTATTCGCTCCACCTACATCCCATGATGTGATTTCAATATTACCGTTGCCGTACTGGATCTGACCCGCAAGCGTTCCAGCACCCGTGGTTACAGATGAGTTTCGATAGAGAGATCCTATCTTATCAACGTAAGTTGAGCTGGCCAGTGTAAGCCTTACCGATCCCGCCAAAATCTGCTCTGCAAAACCTTCTGTTAAGTCAGTTTTAAGCACAGATCCAATTACAGTGTCATTCCAGCTTTGCGCTGCAGATTCATCACGATATGAAACGTTCACCGTAACCGCAGTAGCTACTTCATTTAAAGTCAGTGTATTTGTGGTTTTGACATTTTGATAATTAATTGTCATCCCTAACATGCCGGCAGAAATAGCCTCTGAAGATGTGTTGTATTTACCAAAGAAAGGCCGCATGATTTTTTCACGCTCAACAGATTGAAGCGTGGTGCTTGGTGTCACACTGATAGTCCGCGTAACGTAATCTATTGAACCTTGCTGCTGTCCAGCACCATTGATCATGCGGCCTGTAGTCGCATCAATCGGCATATCGCGCAGTTCAACCTCACCCGAATGTCCCATATAACGCACTGGTACACGAATTTTTACAGACTTGGGAACCAGCGGTGCAGATCCATTGTCCAACTCAACCGTAATTGATCCGCCTGACGGTACAGCTGAAAGGCTAACCGCAGACTTCGGGCCCTTTTGGCCAGACACATTGAAAGTGGTACCGCCATTCGGCAGTAGGGTCGGCATAAGCTTGGCCACGCCATCCGCATAGTCGATCGTACCTGTGGCATCCCCAGTAAATTGACCTTGACCATTGTCTGTTGCTGTCTTAGACACACCATTCAGCAGCCAGTCTACAGTCAGCGTGCCCGCCACAATTGAATCATTTACAGGGATTTCAATATAGGCCTTATTAATGACTAACCCCGAGCGCTCTTGAGCTGTGATCATATTGCTCCACGTTAGCAATATTGCGCTGCCAACGTCTGCCAATTCACCAACTGTAACCGCCATGGTGCCCGTTTCATAATCAATGCTGCCAGATCCGAATGAAGAATCAGAACCACGCAGCTGGCCTGCACCATTGTCGCGCAGTGTGTAGACTTGGTTTTGCACCAGATATGAAAACTGCAAACTGCCCGGCGACGGTAAAGGCACCAAGTTCTTAATCCAGTTAAATCCATTATTTTCCTGATTCACATAGATCAACATCGATTCAACTGGCGCAGTTACTGCGGCAGCCGGCATAAACGTAATATTTAAATTGGTTGTACCCGTGCCAGCATTGGCATTCCACGCAATTGCGCCATTTTGGTAGTTTATCGTACCGATTGAAGTACCAGCACTATTCTTTAGTTCACCGCCAACATCGGTAATAGCCGATCCAAACAGGGTAAATTCAACAGATTTAGGCATCACACTTGAGCCGATATACAGCCCTTGCACAGTATTCACTGTGATATTTGGAAAGATCTTGCTTAATACGCCACTGGCTGTTTTGACTAGCGCCGCAGAATCGCCGGCAGCATTGATATTCACCATCGGTGTTTCAGTCTGCGCAGAAGGTACCAGCTGCGTGTAGACACTATCAGCAACGACAGAATAATCACCGACCTGAGCAGCTTCTTTCAAATTCGCACTGGCATAGTATTTACCAGTATCCGCAACAATAGTGTCTCGAATAATGGTCTGGCTTTTTTCACCGCTGTACCACTGCTTTGCAGAGAGGCCCACAAAGTCAGCTTTTAAGGCGTCACTGAGGCCGTAAGTTGCAATCTTGTATTCAACCTGCTTACCGTCAATCATTAAAATTGCAGTACGTGTGGAAACTTCAGTAATGCGAAGATACTGCTCAACTTCTAGAGGCTTGCCTTCATTTGAAATTAGCACAATAGATGCGCCAATCGAGCTTTCAGCTTCCTGTGGAAACATAGCTACTTGCAAAGACTTCATACCCAGCCAATGCGTATCCAAAGGTGTGCCTGTCAGCTGCGCACCTTTGGCTAAGTAATTTTCAATGCGGTTCTGTGCACTAGAGCGCTCATCTGTCCAGCTATTTGTACTGAATAATACGGCGGATACATTCGCATCTTTTGGGTTTTCAGAAATAAAGACTGTGGCACCCATCAGAGCATCCGTATCAGCTGTATTGACTGCGGCATAAATTTTTTGGATTGATGTGCGACCTGTTGTGCGATCCATTTCAGAAATGTCATTAAACAGGTTATTGCTTTGGCCATCGACAATTTCACGGCCTGAATATTTACCGCCGCCATCTTCCGCATCAGTCTTAATGCGTTCAGATTCCAGCAGTTTTAAATTGTTAGTTTCAATCGCCATCGCTTACCTCGGTGAATCGCATAGTGACATTAAAATAGGTATCAAGTGATGTTGCTGGTGTACCTTTAATTGTTGAACTTTCAAGTGCACCATCTTTGTGGTTAAAAACCACATTGAAGCGCCGCTGATCATGTGGCCATTCAAATTGCAATGTGAATTGCTCTTGCAGGTTCTGCCATTCGCGCAGCTTGTTTAAATCACGCAGCTTGATCCAGCCTTTGGTCTTATTGGCTGGCTGCAACGTGATTGGGCGGCCCGCCTGTTTTCGGCCCTCTTGAATAATCAAGGCGCCATTAATGGCATATTCTTGGTTCTGCTGAATCGCAGACCAGTTTTCATCAGACCAAAAAAAACCATCCTCTAATTGGATGGTTTCTGATGAACTTTTACGGACTAATTTCATTACATGCTCCGTTTAAGTGTTTCAAGTTGTTGTAGCATGTCTTGAAGAGCATCTGACTGATCGGGTGCAGCTGAAACTGTGGCTGTTTGACCCATGCCCATATCGATTTTAATCTCCACTGTTTCTTTAGGCACTATACTTTCAATAGGCGTAAGATCAAAACTTGAGGCAACTATTGGAGCGTCAGGCATTGCCGGCGCTTGATAAGCAGGCTCATTGCCGCCAGTAAGCCCAGAGCCAGCATTGCTAGAACGACCGCCTGACCGCTGTGCTTGCGCTCTTGCATTTGCCGCATCCGTTTTGGCTTTCATCTCAGCTTTAAAGTTATCCCAATAGTCATCAGAAGCCTTTTTCTCAGCACTAACCTCTGGCTGATTCTGTGCAGCTGGTTGACTTACCTGACTCACACTGCGCTGGGTTGCATCTGCAGCACGCTGAATCTCACCAAGTTTGGAAACAGTGGCTTTGCCAGTGGCGTCAAGTTGAACCTCAAGGCCAAGTGATGCAGCTTTAGCCTGAGCCACGGCGATTTTAGCCTTGTTTCCTGTTGCAATGGTTGCATTCAACATGGCTGTATAAGCTTGCTGAATGCTATCGGCTGTAGCCAATCCACTCTTATTAACAACATCAAAATTTCTTTGTGCCACAAGAGCCGCATCACTCAATTGCTCTTTGGTTTGTATACCAAAAGCACTAAAGGCTGCTTGTGCTGGGTTTAATACATCTGGAAGTTGTCTTGCTTTTTGCTCGATTTTACTTAAACCCAGCGCAACCTGATCACCTGTTATCTCCCCCTGTTTCCCGTACTCAACAAGTTTGCCTTTAGCATAATCAAGCTCGGATCTAGTTTGTGCTGTGTCTATGGCCCTCCCAAGGTTTGCACTTAACGCCAAACCAGTATCAATACCTTGGGCCTTATAGGCATCCAAGTTATCAATAACAATTTGAACATCATTACTGGCAGACTGGAATGTTTCAGAAAACCTTCCCTTGAGTTGTTGTGTATCTAACCCTGTTCTACCCAGCGCTGCTTTCATCACAGCTTCCGTCATAGCTGCTGACTTCGCTGCCTCTTGTGCTGTTCCCGCAAAAGCGGCCTTTGCATTGGTCTGGAATACTGTTAGGTCTTTTCCACTCAGTGCCTGTCCCAGCCTTGACTGCAACTCCTCAGCAGTAATCTTGCCCTGATCTTTAAGCAGGATTAACGCGGTAACAGAATCATTAATCCCTTTTGTTGAATCAAACTTCATGGCATTAGAAATCTTCTCTAATGCTTCTTTGGTTGGTTCGCCCTTTTTAATGAGTTCATCAAACTCGGTTACAAGCTTTTTGGACTCAACTGTAAGTTGGTAGGCCTTTTCTCTGGCTTTTTCAGCGGCCAGTGCAAAGGATTGTTTTAGTTCCGCCGCAACCTTAGAGCGAGCCGCCTCCAAAGCCATCTGGTTTTCTAGATCAGCAAATGCCTCCCCATACCCTTGAAGTTTGGCAATACCCTCGCCAATTGCAGTACCGATTGGTACACCCACAGTTGCCATTAAAGCACCCGTTGCTGTAACAGCCACCCCCAGAGAGCCAAGTCGCCCAATAAGCCCCATAATGGATGTGCTAGATGAAGCCATCGATGTTGTTGCAGCACTAGCACCAGTAGCTAACTGTCCTTTCGCTAGCGCATTAGCCCGTGTAGCATTTGCATTCACTAATTGCGCTTGAGTGTTGGCTACGACTGATACTGTCTCTTGTGTAATGGCAGTTGATGCCACTCTCACGCCAGCTGCTTTATCAAGGAACACATTTGCAATATTCAATGCTTTATAAGCAACAAAGGCCTGCCCTGCTAACACTAATGTTGAAACAATCTGATCTAGATTTTCAGCAACAAATTTAAGTGCTTCTGCTACCTTCGCACTCGCACCAGTGGCAGCATCTGCCTCTCCAATATACAGAGTCCATGCTGTTTTAAGGTTTTCAATGGACTGTCCAATCGTAATAGGCATTTTGGCGAATTCTTCATTAAGCGCCTTGGATTGACTTTCAAGTGCCTTAACAATCACCTCAGATGTGAGTTTCCCTTGTCCCGCCATCTCACGTAATTTACCAACATTTACACCTAAGCCATCCGCTAGAGCCCGTGCCAACCGCGGTGCTTGCTCCATCACACTGTTGAACTCTTCACCGCGGAGAACACCAGACTGCAGGGCTTGGTTGAATTGATAAATTGCTGCTTCGTTTGAGGCTGCCAGCCCACCACCCACAATTAACGACTTGTTTACTAGGTCAGTAATCCCTAAAGCACGCTCTTGAGAGTATCCAAGCTGATCCACTGCGCTTTTGACACGGGTAAATAGTTCCGCTGTAGCTGTAAGATTTGATCGGGTTTCAATCGCAATCTTTTTTACACCTTCGAAAGCATCTGTAAAGTTGCCGCTTTTAGATGTGGCAAGCCCAATCCTTGCCTCTAGAACCTTAAACTCATCAGCAGTTCGACCAATTTCTGCTGCAGATACGCCTACACCAAGTGCGGCCATTGCGCTTGTTAACGCTGTATAGCCTGTTTTTAAACCTTGGATTTCCACACTTGCTTGTTTAACAAGTGTCTCACTCTTCTGAAGTTCTGCATTTGTTTTACCAAGTTCTGCATCTAGCTTGGTTGCCTCAGGTGTAATTAAACTTAGTTCAGACTTAAATGCGCCAAATGCCTGATCGGCTTGCTGAACTTCTTTTTCTAAAGCATTAATTTGCTGTTGTGCCTTAAGAATATCTTCTGGCGTAGCATTGGTTTTTGAAAATTCTTCAAGTTTGGTTTTTGCGGTAGCAAGGTTGGCCTTTAGTAAATTAAGAGATCGGACCGAATCCACACTAAATTTATTAAAACTTTCTGATGCACCTATAACACCAGTACCTGTGCTTTTAATAATTTCAGTTGTTTCATTCAGTGACTTAATTAACGCAGACGCACGCTCACTGGCATTTTTAGGAATAATATTCCCAATTTCCTGACCAGTATCCTTGGCTGTGCTGGCTACATCCTGAAATTCACTGCCTAGTTCATCTAACTTGCCTTTTGCCTGATCTGCTTTTTTGGGTAGATCGACTGGTATGATTTTACCAATCTCTTTTGCAGTCTCAGCACTTGTTTTCTTGAGTCGCTCAGCTTCACTCTCAATGGTTTCGAATAGCTTTTTGCTAACATCTTTGGATTGTTTTGCTGCGGCAACAAGGCCTTTGCTATCGCCATCCATAATGAGTTTAAAAGTTAGGTTCTTACTAGACATGGCGACCTCAAATTTTAGGCATAAAAAAACCCGCTAAGTAGCGGGTAGGTATTCAGGAGGGTTTTATTTTTCAATTTTTCGATTGATCACGTAAAATCGTTTGCCATTTTTACAATCTACAAATGATGCAATTTGCTCTGGAAGGTTGCTTTTACTTTCAGAATATCCAACATACATGACTTCATCGCACTCGCTTAGTTTTGCAACAATGATTGCAGCATCATGATCATGCTCTTGAATAGCCTTAAGCCCATCATCACCAACTTTCTTGTGAAGTTTTGGATATAAATCCTTGGTGTATTCAGTTACTGCATGTTTGTTGATTTTAGGCATCATGGGTCCCTTATTAAAACTATTGATTAAAAAAAGCACCCTAGGGTGCTTTGTTCTTTAGTTACATTTTGAAGGCCAGAGGCCATCCATTATCTGAGGTGTAAAAATAGAATCCTTCGCATCAGATTCAATGATCACTGTTTTATCCTCAGGGAAGTAAATGTAGCGTGCGAAGCCTGTATAGCCACCCATTCTATTTTTAGCATTCACTTCACCACAATTACCTTTTTGATTTCTAAACTTTGCAGAATCAGAATCTAGTAAGCCGTCTTTAACCTTTTGCGCTGCAACTTCTATCTGTGCTTTTTGCTTATCCTGTTCAGCTTTTTGAGTAGCTTGATTTTCTTTAATGCGCGCCAATTCATTTTTAGCTTTTAGTTCGGCCGCGGTTTCCTTGGCTTTTACGGCCTCGGCCTCCTCAGCCTCTAGCTTCTGCTGATGTGCCACCTCAGCTTGCTTTAAGCGTTCCGCGTCAGCTTTATTACTTTGGCTTGCAAAAAATAAAAAACCACCAAGAATTAAAACGGCAGCCACAGCTAATACTTTTAAATTCACAATCCAACCCTCAGCGCGAAGTCTTAATATGCGTTACTTTGCCGTTCTCAATGGTAATCGTATAGGTTTTATTGCCGTCTACATAGCTAACTTCACGCACTGAGGTTTCTTTGCCATTCACGTTCTTGGTGTAGTCATAAGTCGATACTGGTTGACCCAATTTACCAACGATCTGGCCGTAGGTATCACCAACGCGAACGCGCTCACCATTAACACTAGCATTGGTTAAATTGGCATTTGCAAATGAAAATGCAGTCATCAAAACTGCAGCAACAAGTAATTTTTTCACTATATTCCCCAGTGTTTTAAGTATTTACTGGATATTAGCGTGATCAATTAGACATCACAATGTGAAAATCACTGATCTTTCTCAAGGCTCTTAATAAAAGCATCAAACTTCTTGTTTATTGCGTTCTGAGCTCGGGTTGCAATCGCCAGATTGCGCATCTTTAGTCGCTCAGCTTTTTGGGCTGCTTTAAGGTAATAGCTGAATGAACCATAACTCATTTGCATAATGTTTTCAGGCTGATGACCGTTTGATACTAACACCTGAAACACATCAAACCAGCTACTCTTTTTACGCGGATCTACATCATCCCGGTGTTTTGGTTTTGGCTCAGAGAAGAATGCATCATTCACTTTAATCACGGCATCCAGCAATTGGGTAATAAGCTGCTCATCACTCTTAAATAACTCAATGACCTGCTCAATGCTGTATTTCAAGGAATGGGCTATCAATTGAGTTGATTCAAATGCTTGTGCCTCAAAGAGTTTGCTTGTGGTTTCATCTGGATGGTTATTCAAATAGTCTTTAATGACCTCCGCTGCACACGACCACTCATCAAAGTTATGCATCTGCAGCTGGCGCACCGATAACTCACCAACTTTGATAGGTCGATTTGAGGCTATAAAAAAATCATTCATGATGAAATCTCAAAAAAACAGGCACAAAAAAAGATGCTTATCGCATCCCATTAAGCGCCTGTGTGTGTTTATGCCGCTTTAGGAATCTGCGTGTAATAGCCGTATAAGCCAAGCGCACCATCTTTGTCTTTTGATAGGTCGCCTAAGGCATCGCCACTGATTTCGTATGAGCCAAATTCTTCATGAATTAAACCAAAGCTTGAATCTGGTGACTTCACTGTACGATGCAGGGCCAAGAACACTTTTTCCTTGCTGATTTTATCGATGCCTTCAAAGAACAATGCATATTCTTTGCCGAAGTCGGATGCAATCGTGGTGTGTGTAACTGCACCAGTCTTATAGCCAATTACAACCTTTGGCAGATCTTCAAAAAACTCGATAGTGCCGTAGACCGCATCCAGCTTGTATTTTGCTGATTCAATAGCAACCGCTGGCGACTCACCATCTGTAACTGTTGGTGCACTGATATTAAAACCATCCAGCTTGATCTTTTGGCCTTTAGTGACAGCACCTAAATCTAAATCTGCTACGGTTTTCGTATCCACTGCTACATTTTTACCAGACAGAATGTACGCTAAGTTGTCAGGATCAAGCTGCTCAAGAGTGCCGCTGAATGAAACCGCAGTAGTGTTGTATAGCACTAGATCAGTCGTGTCATCGCCTGACATGGATTCTGTATGTTCAATTTTTTCCGCAGTGATTTCTAGCGTGAAGTCAGGAATATTTCCTAGCTCGCGCATAGCACCAACCACACCCTCAACAATCGGAGCAAGAGAGAACTTGCCGCGTAATGAAATATACTTCTTAGCCATTTACAGGCACCTCTTTAGTTTTTAGCTTAACTTCCGCTTTGGTTTCGGGTTTGATCACTTCGATCGCACCATCTTCTAAAAGCTGCTTAATTTTTTCTGGTGGCAGAGCGCCAATAATCTGCCCTTTCTGCCATGAGCCAATCGGCTTTAAGGCCTTGTATTGCGTTTTCATATAGTTCCTTAATCGGGTTCTGTTTGAATAAATAACTCAGACTCTAAAACTACCGTTGAGTAAACACAGCTTTTAGAAATGTCTTCCTCTGTGTTTACATAAATTAGAGGTTCAGCACTCGATTCAGGTTCCCAGCCACTCAATTTTTTGATGATCTTAATAGTCAAGTCACCAGCCATATCGAATGCTTTAGACCCATCCGTCACTTGTGATGCGGCATGCTTACAGCAAGCAGTAACCTCCCAAACCACTTTTAACTTAAGTGCGTCACTTTTACTTACTGCGCCCGCGCTTTTAGTACGGCGAAAATTGACCTGAATATTCGGAGTAATTTGTGACAGCTCATTCGTCACACCTAGATTTTTAGGGGTATAGATTTTCTTTACACCCCACTCATCCATGAATTGCTCTAGGCGCGCTACTATTTCATCTCGTACCGCATATAGATTTTCATCACTCATCTAGCACAACGTCCTCAACAATGTTTAAAAGATCCTGCTCGTCACCCGACGTTAAACCCAGCCAAGCACGCGCAGGCATTTTCACGGTATAAGCACCAACGGTCACGTCTTGTGCAAAGTTAGATCGCGTTTGACGAACAAAACGATTACCAACAACACCGGTCTTTTGGTTCTGTCGGAAGTAAACCGTGCTTTGACGGGCCTCATGCTTGATTTCACCGCCAAAGTGATGAATTGCGCCATACTCAACATCTGTGCCAACTTCAAAACCATTGGCGATTGTGTTGTATGTAATGGAGTTTAATAATCGAGATGTATCACGAAGTGTTGTACCACCTTGACGCATTACCCTGACAGATAGCGGCCATTTACCATACAAGCCTTCTCCGCGAGCCCAGCGGTCACGGATGTTTTCCACCAAAGAGGCACCCATGCGCTCATAAAGCCTCGACTGACGCTCTTCAACATCAGCATAAAAACTTAGAGCTTTAGAGAGCACTGAGTCACCATCGGCACGAATTTCAATAAATGCGCCCGGCATGCATCACCTCACTTAATGCTAGGCATCATATTTAAGACATCATCACCAAATACGCCGCCGCGGTATGTTGTACCAATTGGCATTGTGGCTGGTGATCTTGCTGGCTTTTCTTCAGTGACTTCATTTTGAAGATTAAGGATGTTCAATGTTGCCTTACCATCAGCAACCCGTTTCAAGAAATCAATTTCTGCCTTGTAGCGATTTTCAACTTCTTCCGTCGGCTGCTGAAAGTAAAGCCGGTAGCGCGCAATATTGCACGCTATCCGTTTCAATGTACTTGGCGTATTTGGTAGAGGCAAAACGTAACGAACAGCGATATAACTGTCTATTTCCTCCGATGCATCCTGCAGCGCTTCTTCAATCGAATTCGCTACAGTCTGCATTGATTCCAGCCCTTGAATTTCCTCTTCCCCGAAACGCGCTTCTAAGTCATTCCGAGTCGCGTACATAGATCACCTATTTATCGGCAGTAGTTGCTTTCTTGGCTTCAGCGGTTGCTTTTTTAAGATTAGCCTCAGATGTAGCTAGTGATTTTTCCAAGGCGCCAACCTTCGCCTTCAGCTCAGCAACTTCTTTATCAGCCTGCTCTTTTCCAGCAATGAGGATCACTTCATTCGCCTTCAGCTCTGCCACTTCGGCTGTTAGGCTTGCTAACTCTACAGCTGTGTTATCAGCTTTAGGTTCCTGAAGCTCTTGATATTCTTCAATAGCGCCAGATGCTAAAAGGGCCTGAAGTTGTTTAGCTTCAAGCCCTGTGATTTCTTGCCCTGGTCGAAAGTGACCGAGTGATTGTTTTACAATGTACTTTGGCATGCTTTATTCCTTATACAAAGCCACGACCGCCAACAAGGCCGTTCTTGTTGTTAGGGATGGCTAGCGGTGATGACTCAGCTAGCATTTGAATGCTGGATGGATTCTTTTCTTGCCACTGGCTCAAGTAAAATTCTAAAGCCTGACCAAATGCTTCTACATTTTGAATTGCACAGTGTGCGATCCAGCCATTTGCATCCGAGATCAAACCAAAGAAGTCTTCAGGGATAAAGCGTTCAGGTGTTGCACCACCGATACTGTGCTGAACATCGTATGTCCAGATTTCAATATTATCGACGGTACCACGGAACTGAGGTTTATCCATCTGATCAAAGGTTGGTGTTAAAGGAACGCTAATACCTGCATACGGCGCAATGAACTTTTCCTTAAACTCTGCATCTTTAATCAAGGTGTTATAGACCTTCGAGGTCGTCAAAGCCATCATTGGAGACGTACCTGAATGCTCTACAGACAAATCAATCATCGCTTGGATGTCTTTAACTGGTGTGGCACCAGTTTGGCCCCATTTAATCAATGGTGCGAAATTACAAGCTGGATTACGTTCATAGTTCACTTCATACATTGGGAAGTCAGCAGAAGCGAATGTTGTTTTGCCATAAAGAAGCACATCACGAGCAATCAGCAACTTTCGATTTTCAATAGACTGGCGCAGATATAGAGCCTTTTGCGCTTGGTCAATCAGCAATAGATCCGCATCGCTTAAACGGTTTGAGCCCGTTGCAATCACACCAAATTTACGTAACTGCGTAATCAATGCAGTATTTTGAACATCGCTTGGGAATACCGTCATCATTGGCTTTAAATAAGCTGGCTTAACAAATTTTACGTTACCAGACTCACCCACTTTAATTTGACGACCCGCAGCCGTTGGCGTTACGAATGGAGCCAATGGAGTTGCTGTATTTAATTCACCTACTGGCACTTCTTTTTTCGTATACGACACACGTTGCGGAAAGAATCGATCCATCAACCAAGTATCAACCTTTTGAGTGGTATCTGTTAACAGTACTAACTGCGGAACATCCAGCAGTTCAACTGGTGCATTTTGAAATGTAAATTGTTGACTCATTTATTAATTCCCCACGACTTTACGAAGTTCGATTTTGTTGACCAATGCCTGTGCACGAACCGCATCATATTGACCAGCTGTTAATGCGGTACCTTTTACCGTTACTACGGCAATATCAAATGCACCTTGTACATAAATTGGCATTTCTAGACCATTGGCTGCATGGTAAGTTGCTTGTTCTGCAGTCATATCGGTATTCGCAATTGCATTCCAATCACCCACCACGCCTTCAGTGATTACAGGATGGTCTGCTAAGTTGCCAGTACTAACCTTTAGCAAATCACCGCGCTTGTATGCTGTGGCCGTTTTTACTTTGGCATTTTCCGTGCGAACACCATCACCAACCACAAGTTGTGTAGTAGTGATTGTTTGAGTAATTGTGCCCATTATTGTTTTGCTCCTTGTTGAGCTGCAGCAAATTGGTTAAAAGCTTGGTCCAGTGCTGAACCTTGATTACCACCTTGCACTTGTTGCCCACCTTGACCACCTGTAGCTTGATGGCTAAACAAATGCGCAAATTGCTGTGGAATCTGCTGTTGTTGTGGTTGTGTCGCTGGTGGAGTACTACCCGCAGAGAATTGTTTTAATTGCTGGGACATAAATGCAAATGAACCATCGTCCATATTTGTATATGACGTTTTTTCTTCAGCACTGAATTGTTTATTCAAAGACGTTTCAAGGGCTTTGATATCTTCTTCACGCTTATCAGCTTTGAACTTTTTAAGTTCCGTTTGTGCTGCGTCACGCTCTTTTTCAGCCTGTACGCGGGCTGCTTTTTCTTGCTCTAATTCGGTCACGTCTGTGTCCTCTGGTTGATTAAAGTTTTTTGGTGTGTGGCTTGCGGCAACGGCGTTTGTATTGTCATCTGCACCTAAAGCACAAAAGGACACTTCGCGGATGCGTCCGCCGCGGAATACTGTAATTGGTCCTTGATGAACTTTTCCGTTTACGGATACAGATGCGCCTGCTTGAATTTCTTCGATAGCTGTAGGCTCAATCCGAACAGACATTTGCCACGGAAAACCATCATCCGAGTCTTGAGCAACCTGAGCACCAAACTCATTGCTCATTAAGTCACCAGAAACAGTTAATCCCGTTTGATGGTTAATTGAATGTGTATTGATTGCCCCTGCTCGCTGACTTGATCGATGTTCAAGTAACGCGGGAATGCGGCCTTTTAATTGCATTGAGTCCAAATCAAAAATAATTCGATCCCAATACCAATGATCAGTGATTGGCTCCCCGCTGTAAGCAACACCGGAGAAGGTGCGTTTTTTCTTACCCTCTTCAGCATTATCAACACTCAGTTGCCCGAGCTGGAAACAATACTGATTAGGCTTTTCAGCTTCTGGCATTTTGATGCTCCATAAAAAAACCGCCCTTTCGGACGGTCTCTAGTTAGTTTCAAATTAATTCACCAATGCTTTAAGTGTGTAAATCATCTTGCCATTCAGTGCCTCAATTGAAATCACTTCAAATGACAAACCAATTGGCATCAATACACCATCACCCGCATTCAGCTTTTCAAGATCAATCCCTAGACCTTTTGCATTCTCAATCTGAATCATGATGTTTGACTGGCCAGCCAATAACATGGGCGCATCCAGAGTCACTACTTTACCCACTTCAAGCGAAGCTGCATAAGCCAGTGTAGAAGACCCTGCAATCACTTCTGCAGTGCTGGCTGATACGGCGTGAATCTTTGCCATATCGTCTTTTACCCAGCGTTTAAGTACATCTTCTGCCAAACTAATGGAGGGCTGTTTTAGGTAGCTACTAAGCGCACCATCATTGCCCTGTACATAATCCAAGAAAGTTTTAATCGCGCTTGGCCTAATGGTTGGATCCAGCGGAATAACTGTACTGGCCACCACATCGAATAGATCACGGCTAGAGTCAGTCATCGGTGCTAAAAGACCAGTCAGCTTTTTGGATGCAGTCCATTCAGCTCTAATGACTTCCTTTTGCTCCAAGAGATATTCCTTATCTAAGGATGAAGCACTGATCTTTTTATCTACCAGCTCTTCCAGATCACCAAATTGTAAAGGATGAGAACTCCAGTCCAATGCCTCTGCAACCTCTGGCAACTTATCATCAGGTGTGATGCCGTATTTAAGCGCCTGTGCCTCTGTAAGCGCGATAACAGTACAGCGACAACGAAAGCCCAGCGGTGGGTAATGCGTCAGCCAAAATGGATGATCAATCGGCAATACAATGCGATTCAATGCCAAATGTGCAGGACGTACGCGGCTATCATTGATAGCTGAGTACATCAGATAAGGGCGTTTGTCTTTATTCCTTTGCTGTTGTTGCCAACGGCCATGACCATAAGCACTTTGGATATTCGTACGAAATACATTGTCCAGATAATGCTTGGGTAAAATGATTTCAGATTCAGCTATAAGCTTCTGGAAATCGTTAAATGTCCCACCATTAGCCAAAGTCTTATTCAGCGACTTAATCACAGTCTCAACTTGCTCTAGACTAGATAAAAAGCTAACCGTGGTCGCCATCTGCCGAGTCTTTAAGTCCATCGAGTAGAACTCATCAGGTAGCACAATCTTTTTGTCATGCGCGTACTGCAGCGCCTCAAGGAACGTGACTGGTTGCATCTATTTCCCCTTAGCAGCTGTTGCATACCCCAACACATCCGCCGCATATAAAGCCTGATCTAGCTGAGCATTGAATTGCGACTGTGTTGCATCGGGTATTAATCGAGTCAAATTAAATAGCAAGGCCTCTGGCGTATCAGACTCAGCTGCTAATTGCTTAATCTGCTCATTGGTCAATAACTGCAGCTCACCTTGGCCATCTGTCAGCTCTTCAACTTCTTGCTGTTCAGGCGATTGGTTTTGTACTGATGCTTTAAAGCTAAATGCAGGTTTAGGTAATGCAGAAAAAGTTTGCTGAACAGGCTCCGTAGCGGTCTTAAGATCACCTTCCTGTAGGCCATATTCACGCATGAAATATGCGTCTGAGAAGTTTGCACCGGCATTTTTCAATCGTGTATCGCGTTCAGCCTGCTCTGTATTCAGCACCTTAGATTCTTCACCCAATACGATTGTATGTTTAGCCCAATTGTTTAACTCGCATAGTGCGTTAACTACTGCTTGCAATGTTGGGGTGACCAATCGCATATCTGATTTGAGTTTGTCCGCACGGACATTCTCATGGACTTGGCCAAGCGCATAACTGCCTTTTCCATCCGTTCCGCTGGTGAGCGTTTGCCCGAGTACTAATTTTTGAATCTGCTGTGCCAAGGTTTTATTAAATGTCTCAAAAGCACCGTTGGCTGAACCAGAGCCTTGAGTAGATAGAACCTGTACATCATCTTCTACATCAATAGACAAAACACTTTGTGCATGAGCGTTCAGAAGTGCCTCATTCATATCTGCAGTTTCAGTATCTTTGCATTTACCTAAAAGAATAGGCGTACCAAAACGCTCTAGAAACTTTGCCCAAAATTTAAAGCCGTTCTGTTTAAAGAAGAACAACCAATAAAGTGTGGCCAGCAACGCTTTACCATAAGGTTGTTCATAAGTAGCCTTACGGCGCGTCAGGAAAAACTTAAAGATCTGGTCAACAACATGTTCCTGGCTAGATCCTTCTTTACGCAAAATAAGCCGTCCATCGTTCTTAGGCTCAAACCATTGCATTGGCTTTTCACCAATCCATTGGAGTCCAATATATCCTTCGGGCTTAAGCTCATATATCGCTTCTTGTACTGAGTAGCCAAAAAACAATGCATTTAACGCTCCTGCAGAAATCTCAAAGTACCACTCATCAAGCTGTTGCTTTAAATGCTGAGCTTCTGGCGTGTCACTAGGCTCGATTCGATACGGCGTACCTAAAAGCGCATCAATACGTGTTTCAACAGCTTGAGCAATTTCATCGTCGTCTAGCAATACTCGCAGTTTATGACGTGTGATACCTGCTTTACGTAGCACCTCATCATTGTCCGGCTGTCGTCCAAAATGAGAAAAGAAATTTGAGACAGCTTCTTGAGTATATAAACCACCTTTAGACAAAGCCTTCTTTGACGCTTTGTCTTTTTTAGACTTTGCCATGTGTTTTCCTATTGATATGTGCGACTACCAGCACCTGCAGGTTTTTTACCCACCCGTGCCTCATTCAATTCATTAAAGCCATCACTACAACCATCCACTTGGTCATCATGTTTGCCATTTGGAAAGTTGCGTAACTCATCAATCAGCGCCTTATTCCAATCACCTCGTAGCATTTTCACGTTCCCAATGTTGACTTGCGCTGCAAAAGGCTGAGCACGTGTAATTTTGTCACCTGAGACTGTCTCGGCCTTCACATTGAAACCTGAAAGCTTGGTAATGAAGTTTTTGGCTTGAGATTTACCAGCCTGACCAGGATCTTGAGGTAACCGAATCATTACTGATTTTCCATCCATCTGGGCTGTTTGCTTAATTGTATTTTCGACACCATCAGGTCCCCATCGACCTCGTACCATATCCACGATGTAAATGATGTTTTCTTTGGTCTTGAGCATTCGTGGACCAGCAGTCCAGTCACCTTCATTTTCTGAGGCAGCTAAATCCCAAGCACGCACCTCTTTCAGATATTCCGCAGGTAATGCATCAACAATTTCAATTCTGTCGGGCTTAAAAAAACCGCCTGCTGGCGGTGATGGTAATTGGCGATACTGTCCTGAGAAAACATACGGCGCAGCATCCTCCATAACCTTCAAACGCTCAATTGAATGCTTTGCTGGCCAAAGTGCTGTGCCGTCATCTTGAATAGCTGGCAAGCATAAATGCTCCCATTCTTCACCATTACCACCAGCAAGTAACCACCCTGCTAAATCTTCTTCATGCAAGCGCTGCATAATTACAATGATTGGTGTATCTGGTGAGTTGGTCCGAGACTCAAGCGTATTCTGAAACCACTCAATTACATTGCCACGAATTGTGTCTGAACTCGCTTCACTGGCTTTGTGAGGATCATCAATGATAATAGCCCCGCCAAACTCCTTTCGGATCTTGCCAGCGCCAAAACCCGTAATGGTACCGCCTGTACCTTGGGCATAACACACTCCACCAGCTAACGTGCGCCAATCATCTTTAGCCTTACTGTCATCGCGCAGCTGAAAATCAGGAAACACGCGCTTATATGCAGTTTCTTGTACCAAGTTTCGGGTCTGAAATGCATTGTTAGCTGCTAATGTGGCTGAGTAGCTGATATGAATAAATTCACAATCAGGTACCTTGCCAAAACACCACGCCATGAAATTAATCACTGCTAATTCAGTCTTGGAATAACGTGGAGGAATGTTGATGATTAATCGCTTAGTCTCACCACGGAACACCTTCATTAAGGCATCACAAACCACTCGATGGTGCCAGTTATGCATCCATTTGTACTTACGGCGCTCTTTGAACATGTATCGAGAAAAGAAATACAAGTCCTCTTGAGCCTCAATGCGAATTGCAAGTTCACGTGCTGGGTCAGTAATCATTTAAGGCCTGCTCCCTTGCAGTAAGGTAGCTTTCGGTTGAAACATTCTGGTTTATGGTTTCGATTGGTTTGCCGTCTTTACCTGTGATTTCAATCTTCTTCTCATAATAGCCTTTGACAATCTTCTGAATCTGATCTGAAAGTTTGATTGCATCACGGGTATTGCCTTGCTTTTTAATAAATAAAGCACTTAAAACCCTAAGCTGAACAATGTCGTTTGCAGCCTCAATGTTATAGATCGGTTGCTCGATGTATTTTTTACGCGCCTCATGAAACATATCAACGAATTCTTGCGATAAATCAGCACCAGCCACTTTGGTTGGGTCATAGCATTCAACCTGTTGGCGAGATACATCTATCTTGTAGTTTTCCTTGACAGCCTCTGCTACTTGGGATGGCTCCATAAACTGCGCAAGTGACCGAACTATAAAGGCTTTCTCATGTTTTTTTAGTCTTGCCATTTCTCTCCATCCGTCAAGGTACGTCAAGGAAAGTGGGCAAAAAAATTAACCTATTACACAGGTCCCACAACATGCCGCCATACTTGTTTCTGAAACGAACGGCGCCTGCTTCGCAATCTCAACCAGTCGCTTAACATTTTCATCAGCTCCCCAGCGTTTAGTTTCACCAAAGAACACTTCAACGTCATGGCCAGCTAAATAATGCTTAGGTAGACCAGTGTTATCGCTATACATAGGTTCGCCATCTTCGTCACGCTCTACACCGATGTGATAAAGCTCATGTTCAATGAGTCTGCAGAAATCTCTGTCAGTTGCTTGTTCACAGTACGCAGCATCAATTGTTATGAGATATACAGGTACGGCGCCGAACCAGTCGCGCATTTGTTGTTCTTGGCGAGCTTTCTTCCATCCACCTTGGTTAAACATCACTTTTTCGCATTGGCCCAACACCATTCGCTTTTTAGCCATACATGCAGATGAAGCCCAAGCAAATGCCAAAAAGTTTTCATCATCATGAAGCAGTTCAGCAATGTGGTCATGATCAGGATTATGAAGTTCACCACCAATGGTCAGCCAATTTGCTAAAACCCATTCTTTTAAATCTGGTGCAGGTGCCAGAAGAATTGCTTCTTGCTCTTCTGCTCGATCAATCAGATCTGTCGGCGGGAATGGTCTGATCTGTTCCATCTTCTAATCTCTCTAACTGACTCTGAATCCAGCGAATTGCATAGCCTGACTCAATTTGATGTGGCTCAAGACGTTCAATTCTATATCCCATGTCTTCAGCCAAATCATATTTAGTAAATGCGTTTGCTATCTTTTTCCCACCGCGACCTACAGCCCAAGGACTACCAGCTATCTCTATAAGAAGCCTGAGCTTTACGATATAAAAATCGAATCGCCAGTTTTTGGTATGTTCAAATTGAAATTTACGCTCATAGCCAATCAAGTGTTCTTCTAATTCTTGAAATAATGTTTCTTCTGCTTCTAGGTATTTTTCTTTGGCTTTAGGTAATGGTCTAGTACGAGGTTTCTTTTTAGGAGGAACCTTTTGGGTTAGGGTTTTATATGCATTAAGTTCCATATTTCACCCATTAAAAAACCACCCGAAGGTGGTTTCTTGAATTACATTACAAACTAAGATAATTTAAAAATCTTTCCAGTTTTATTGCTATAAAAATGGAAATCAAAACTAGGCTTAATCATTTCATCATCTATATTTATGGATCTAATACATTCGCCAAAACTTTTCGGTTTATCATTCGATCTTTCGCACATAGCGTCAACTGTATATGTAGCGCCATATTGATCAACTACATTTACTAGAACTTTTTCTAATGGAATATTCATAAATTAATTATCAATCGCGATGATTTCACTTGCTTGAAAGCCACGTTGACTTTTCGACACTGAAAATTGTACTCGCTGACCTTCGATTAATGTTTTAAAACCGTTTGACAT